AAAGCGTCTTGATTCTGTTCTGGGTGCTCGTGGTGCTGTTCCTCGTATCGATGAGGAAGTTGATGATGAAGACAACTATCGTGGTTCTACCCGTGAACTCACTGAAGATCTCCGTGATGAACTGTCTTCTCTGAAACCGACCCGTACCGTCTCTTCCTCTGATGAAGATGAGGATGACGATGCCATGTCCTACTTCGCCCGTCTTGCCGAAGAGTGAAATCTGATTACACAATAGATCGTGTAACCAAATCCGAAGCCGCAGAGTTACTTCTGCGGTTTCATTATTTGAAAGATATTTCAAAAAGTTTCAAATCTGGTTATAATTACGGTCTATACAAGAAAAATGATTTTTCACCTCTAAATATTGGAGGTATACAGGGAGTTTGTATCTTCACTGGACTTCCTGTTCCTGAAATTGCTAAAGGCGCATTTGGATTGGAACGCCATGAACAACAAGGACTCTTCGAACTCTCCAGACTCTGCATCCACCCCGATACTCAGGAAAGAGAGTATAATATCACTTCTTGGTTCGTATCAAAAACGATTAAGAGACTTAGAAAAGAAACAGAAGTTAAAGCAATCATCTCATACGCTGATAGTGACCGCCATAGTGGTACAATCTATCGCGCTTGTAACTTTATGTATTGTGGATTATCAGATGCAAAAAAAGATTTCTACTATGCAGACGGAACTAAGCATTCAAGAGGTAAAATAAAAGGTGCTGAAGGAGAGTGGAAAGAACGCTCCCGTAAGCACCGATACGTTATGGTCTTTGATAAGAAACTAGAACTCTTATGGTGACTTTACTCTAATGTTGTCACCTTTTTTAGTCTTTGCATTTATGTATTGAGATGACTTGGAATATCTCATTTCTCTTCTCATATCAAGAAGAAGTTGCTGCAGGTAAGATGGGCGAAGAACATAAATCCCTCTCTTCTCATCGTTCAAACGCATTTCATATTCAAAGTTCGTGACTGGGCGTGTGATATTGTACTTCGTAACAACCTGCTCTAGTCCACTATCCCAGAACTGAACATAAGATTCTGCGGTTTCTATTGTTGGTCTTGGCGACTTGAAGTTTCGATCAACAACTTGTTTTTCAGGCATAATCAATCTGCCTTTTGAATCTTTCACTTCGATGGTTTCATAAAAACGTACATTATTCATTTCATCACCATAAGCATTTTCAACAAAGGTATAGATGTCTTTGTTTGAAAGAGGCCATTGATCTCGTACATTAACAATATTCGCAGAGATAAGAACAACCCAATCGAGTTGCACTGAACCATAAAGTTCAAGTGCAACCTGATCTGGTCTCTGACCTTCAGTGATTTGATATTTTGTAAAGTTTGTAATTGAATTATAAAAATCGTCTCTTAACTTAACTCTCTTGAAGAGGTTCTTTGCCTGAATATATTCAGATGCAGAGTTGCGATCTGAAAGTGGTGAAAGATACTCAATATTTGGTAGTTCTCTGAAGTATCCCATTTTAGTAACCTACTCCATAAGTAGTTCCATCTGGATTATAATTAAGATCTTGTTCAGTAACATCTGCATAATCTTCAGAATAAATTGGAACAATTTCTTTAAATGTTAAATTCAGTATCAATGAAATTGGAGTTCCATCATTATATGTTGCATAAACATTTTCTCCAGTATAATTGACACTCATATCACTCAAAGCGCACACTTTAAAAGTATGAAGAAATGGATGCCTTTTGTTTCCCTTTCTATACGCCAATTCAAACATATTTGGAGTGTTTAGATAAAGGCTGGTGTTTGTTGTACCAGCAACAGTATTACCATCAACAGTTTGATCTGTTGACGTGCTGCCACCTTTTGATGGTGCCATATTTTTTTTAAATGATCTAATGATTGATTTTACTTGACGAGATTCGAATTCATCTCTTGGAGTCATTTTAAAACTAAATCTAAAAGTTCTCAGAGTTACATTATTAAAGAGTAACTCCATATTTGGATTGAATATTTTTCCCCCAGACCTTGCCAAAAGTTGATTAATTGAAACATTAGTTCCAAAAACATTAACAGCATTTGCTGCCAATTGTTTCAATAGCAGATTTTTAGCTTCTCCAACATCTAATCCAGCAGTGGTTACCGCCTGATTATATGCACCCGTTATAGCTTTACTCCAAGTACTAGGATCCGCCAAGTTCACACCTGTCATTAAAGATTGAGCACCTTCAATAGCACCGGCAGTGATTGAGTTTAAACTATCTCCATCATAAGAAACAGAATTACTATCTTCAATATTTGATGGCATTGGTAGAATAATAGTTCCATCCTTTGCTAATTGTTTAGATTTTAGTTGAGAACCTAGTAAATTTGCTTGAATATCAAATGAACTTTTATTTACACCAAATCCAGTTTCTTCAATAAGTGCCCCTGTTCCTGGATAAGAAATTATATTTACCTGAAGATAATCAGTCTTGTCCGTTATTGCTTCATAGGGATATCTTAATATTTCAGCCATTTATTCTACTAGATTGGCACTATTATCAACTATTTAGACGGAATTTTTTAATTGGCAGTTCTCTGGCATCATCAAGTTCTTCTGGGTATACTTCATATAATTGATCTACAACTTCGTTCCAAGTATATTGACGAACTTGACCCCAGTGAAAGTTGATTCCACGAAATCCCCACTCAAATACATCAGTGACTGCAACTAATGGGTGTTGATCGTATCTGATATTGGGAGTCTTGGGACTGTAAACAAAGACATAATACTTTCCAGTACTTGGAACTTTACCACTTCCAGTTAAAGAACTCCGAAGTTCGTTCATTATATCATCAACTTTTTCTATCCCAACAAGATTATCCATCACAGAACGGATACGATTGGTTTTATCGTCCGTTGGATATTTTTCTTTTCTTTGTTTGAGCGTCTTTCTTGGCATTATTTAATACCTAAATCTTCTTCTGTTAAAACTTTAAATTCCCACAGACGATCTTTACAAAATTCTTCTGCCGCTTTCCACTTTGCCTGATTTTTGGCATATTCATAGACCTCATAGATGTAAGATTTTGTCTTTCTCTTCTTAACTTCTGGTTCGATCGTTTGTTTCTTTGGTTTGATCTCGATGATATATTTTTTAATTTGACCACTAGATTCCTTGACCTTAATATAGAAGTCTGGGAAGTATCTATGAATTCGATTATCGATTGGTGAACGATATGGAAGAGCAATCTCTTCAGAACCCCACTCAAGAATATTTTCGTTTAGATCACAATAAACCATAAAACGTCGTTCCCAGAGAGAACGATAGATTATATTTGTTGGATCACCCTTATATTTTCTTGGATATGATGGTTGAAACTTTCCACTATATGCCATCTAAATACTTATAACAAAGACTCATAGTAGTATTTAGAAATGTCCGAGCAGTCAATTCCAGCGATACAACATCTGACGATGGACAATGTTCGTGCGGAATTTGAAGGTGGATTTGCACGGCAGAATCTATATCAGGTTTACATTGATGATGGGTGGGGGACAGCATCTGATGGCACTACTCCATTTATAGCGCATTTAGATGCTAATGATTTACAGGGAGTATACAGAGTTTATTGGGATACAACATTTAAAAGATTACTATCATTTTCTTGTTCTAATGCAACTCTTCCATCTTCGACATATGCAACTGGAGAAGTCAAGGATAATTTTCAAGGTGTAACTCAAGAATTTGCACACACTAGAATCAATACCGACATTGATTTTACATTTTATATTGATAGGAATTATACAGTATTAATGTTCTTTGAAGCATGGATAAATTTCATCTCTGGTGGAAATAGTGGTCCATTAAATCTCGATGAACCAAGTATCTATGATAATAATATTTCAAATTACTACCGTAGATTTCAATACCCAAAGCACTATAAAAATTCGACGGGATTTTATATAACAAAATTTGAGAAGAATTATGGTATACCTGGAGAAACTAATATTACATATCAATTAATTAATTCCTTTCCTAAAACAATCACAACGACTCCACTACAATATGGTGAAGCAGAAGTAATGCGAGTGACAGTTACAATGAACTATGATCGTTATAGGATTTTTAGGGGAACTCCTACCGATCCAACTAGTAATACTATACTTGGTCCAGGTGGAATCCCTGACCCAACTGCCGGTGCAAATGATCTACCATCTAATGCAACTGTAGGATAATCATAATAAATAATCACATCTGAATTGTATTAAGGATTATGCCTTTACCAAAAATTAATACTCCAACATATGAGTTGGAGATTCCTTCGACTGGAAAGAAAGTAAGATATAGACCTTTCCTGGTAAGAGAAGAAAAGATTCTGATTATGGCACTGGAATCTGAAGATATGAAGCAGATTACAAATGCCATTGTTGAAATTCTTTCCGAGTGTATCTTAACCAAAGGAGTTAAGATTTCTGAACTCGCAACATTTGATATTGAATATCTGTTTCTCAATATTCGTGGTAAGTCTGTGGGTGAAGAAATTGAAGTTAATGTGACTTGTCCAGATGATGGTGAAACTCAAGTTGAAATGAAGATTGATATTGATACTATTAAAGTACAAAGAGATGATAATCATAATAATGTGATTAGACTTGATGATACTCTTTCAATGAAGATGAAGTATCCATCAATCGAACAGTTTGTTGAGAATAACTTTGAAGTGCAAGAAGATGTTTCAAATGTAGATCAATCTCTACAAATGATTACTTCTTGTATTGAAATGGTTTATAATGCCGATGAGTGCTGGTCTGCATCTGATTGTACCAAGCAAGAGATGGAAGAGTTTGTTGAACAGATGAACACGAAGCAGTTTAAGGAAATTGAAAAATTCTTTACATCAATGCCTAAACTATCTCATACGATTAATGTTAAAAATCCAAATACAAAGAAAACCAGTGAAGTAACGTTGGAGGGACTCGCTAGTTTTTTCAGTTAAGCATGGCTCATACTAGTCTTGAGTCATTTTATAAGACGAATTTTGCCTTGATGCAGTATCATAAATACTCTTTGACAGAACTAGAAAATATGATGCCTTGGGAGAGAGAAGTCTATATTTCTCTCCTCCAACAACACATTGAAGAAGAAAACCTAAAGGCACAACAACAGTAAGTGGCATTAGAAAATCAACCATTATTTCAGGCACCTACAATTCCACCAAAAATGGGGAGGACAATGGTTTCCTCCTCGGTATTTTCTAATGTTGCAAAGACTACAACTAAACCATCTTTAAGAAGATCGAGTTTTAGTTTTGTAAGGGGTATAAGAAAACAGCAGGAAGCACAACCAGAAAAACTAAAAACAGAGGTTGTTGGTACTGATACATCAAATATTTCTACTACTTTAATAGAAACGAATAGAATTCTCGTAGAGATTCAGAAGCAATTAGCACTAGATTTTGCTAGTAGAATCACGGAGAAAAAACAACTACTAGAAGTTTCTAGGAGATCGGTACTAAAACAGAAAGCAGTAAAGAAAGAAGACTTTGTAGAAAGAGGAAAGCAAACTGCTCAAGCAGTTCTTTCTCCTTTTAAACAAGTAATTGCACCTGCAAAGAGTATATTTGACAAATTAATTGAATTTGTTACAATTGTTGGTGGCGGCATTTTATTGAATACTGCCTGGACTTGGTTGTCGGATAAGAAAAATCAGGAGAAACTTAATAAGGTATTTAAGTTCCTCACAGATAATTGGAAACTTATCGTTGGTATTGGAATTGGTGTAAAACTATTTGGAATAGTTCGCACTATAAGAACTGCATTTAGTATTTTAACTGGTGCTCTTAAACTTTTAGGAAAAGCACTTAAGTTTTTAAGAGGACCTAGAAGACCACCAGGACAACCTCCTGACCCACGACCTCCTGGTACACAACCTCCTGGTACACAACCTCCTGGTGGATGTCCTCCTCTTAATTGTATAACAAGTAAAGTCGGAGAAATTGCAAAGAGTGTCGTAGAGGAGATGCAGCGTGCTCCAGGAGTGCTGATCCCTCTTATTCCTTACATATTTGGTCTCCCAGAGTTTCAAAGAGTTCTTGGTGAAAAGGTTAAAGAACGAGGAGGTCCAATAACCGCACAAGAACCTGGAGGTCTCGGTAATTTTGCAAAAAACTTTAGGCAAGCAACTTCATTTATGGATCCTCTTTTGAATCCTATTGAAAAAGTTGCTAGTTCTCCTGCAACAATGGTTCTTGGTGGGGGGTTTGGACCACAAGTAGGAAGAATTGGACTTCCATTATTGGCAAGAATTCCTGGTCTTGCTAGATTTTTTGGTGGAGCAAGTACTGCTGCTGCACCAGCTGCAAAAGCAGTAAGACCTCAAATAAATTTGGGAAGTAGCACTAGTTCACCAATAGCACCACAAGCAAGAGGAATGGGTGCTGATTTTTCTATTTCTACTGGTGGTCCTAAAGTATCCAGACCAGTTCAAACACCTGCTAGAAATCCAATACCGAAAAAATATCCATCTACTAACCCTATAGGAGCATCACCAACTAAAGAACAAATAAAAGAATGGGCAATTAAAATTGGCCAAAGAGCGAAAAAAATGATGGATGATCCGAAAATTTATGATAAAAATGATTTAATCGGAACACGTAAAAGATTACTTAAAATTTATGGTGACCAATCTACGTCACAACTGATAGATAGAGCAGCTGCTAGAAATATATTAAATCGTAAAATTGGTAGGGGAGGATTTGGTCTAGACTTACCAGAAGCTTCTCCTGGAGTTAATCCATTAACATCCATACAGAGAAAAGGTTCTTTTAGCGCAAAAGATAAAGAACTTTTAGAGGCTATGGGTTATGATGTTAGGGGAATGAATAAAGGTGGAACCATCAAAGCATCAAATGGAATGACTGTTCCTGGAAGAGGTTCTGGAAGCGTTGACAGCGTTCCTGCAATGCTTGCTCCTGGAGAAGAAGTTATTCGCACATCAGCAGCAAATCTTTTCCGTCCGCTTCTGAAAGATATTAATGATAATGCTGGAAGAATGTGGACGGCACTTTCTAATGCTATTGGATTACAATCTAGAAATAATCTGAGGCAAGAAGAAGTTAATACAAAGTTTGAGGAATTGGTTAAAAGTTTTAATGAGCACTTGAAAGTAATGATTGAAGATAAAAAGAAAAAGAAACTTAAAGATTTATTTAAAGGAAGACCGACTATTTTAGCTGGTGGACCTAGGATGCCAACAACATCTCCAAATTCATTAAAAGTATCAACAAAACAAAAACAATCTCCACCATCGATACGGACATATAATGTAAAGAAACGCTCTTCTTCTAATGGGCAACCAACTGTTATTAATATGCCAATGCCAGCAGTAAATCTTGCTGGAAATCGAACACCAGAGTCACCAAATACAAATGTGCAA